ACGGCATCAACAGCTATTCCTTTGCCAATAGGGAGTACGTGGAATATGGCGTAAACAAGCAGACCAACAAGGCATTTTTTAATGTCTATGGTGATATGTATGTAGGCGACCGACCTACTAAGGAGAATGGCTATGAGGGTAGTAGCTACATAAAGTATGACAGCGCAGCCAAGCAGGTATCTATTAAGGGTAAGCTTTCGGCGAAATCTACCGTGGATGGCAAGGAACTGTCTCTGTATATTAAGGAGAACTCAGCGAAGGGCTTGACCGAGGAGCAGGTAAACAATCTCATCAAGAACTCGCAGGTCATTACTGACTTGCAGAATCAGGTTGATGGTGCTATCGAAACATGGTTCTATGAGGGCGTGCCTACCTTGAAGAATGCGCCAGCAAGCAGTTGGACGACCGACAAGGAAAAAGATACCCATTTGGGCGACCTTTATTATGACAACAAGACGGGCAAGGCATACCGCTTTGCCAAGGATGGCAACACCTATAAGTGGACAGTCATCACAGATACCGATATTGCCAAAGCTTTATCTGACGCAGCCAAGGCTCAGGAAACGGCAGATGGCAAAATGAAGGTGTTTAGTGCTCAGCCTATTCCGCCTTATCAGTTGGGCGATATTTGGGTGAATGCTACCTATCCTACAGATGGCAGTACCTACAAGAATGAGGTATTGCGCTGTCAGACCAATAAAGCCGCTGGTTCTCAGTTCGCAATCGGTGATTGGATAAAAGCATCTAAATACACCGATGATACCGTTGCTAACGCAGCCAAGGCAGCGGCGGAGAAA